GTGGGCGCGGATACCGCTCAGGAGCGACGCGCCCCAACCGCCGCCGTTGTCGATGTTCACCCGGTCGGGCTGCTCGGCCTCAATCATCCCGGCGATCCAGTGGATGGCCTCCTGCGGGTCAACGCCGACGCGCCCGCGCTGCCACAACAGGACCATGCCCTGGCGCATGGAGATCGAGAACTTGTCGGCGCCAGTGCCGCCGCCCGCAGGATCGACCCCGAGTATCTTTGGCCCCTCGGGCCGGATACCCGTGCGCTTGCGCGCCCGCATGACCCACACGGGCTTGATGAACAGATCGACGCCGGTGGTCTGGAACGCTTCGGACGGGCTGGAGGGGTACTCCTGCATGAACTGCTCGACCGACCCCAGCGCCTCGTCGATCTGGAACCGGCGCCACGCCATCTGCGCGTCGTCAAGCCCGAACAGTTCAGCCACCTCGACCTCGCTGGGCAGACCGTCGCCCTCAGCGTCGGGCCGCAACTCGAACCCGTAAGGGATCGGTAGGCGGTACTCTGGCGAAAGGAACCACGGGATGAAGATCGGCAGGTACTGGATCCCCGTCTGCTCGTCGTGAACGCCGCCCTCGGCCCGCATCCAGCGCCGATGGAACTCGTTGCCCAGACCGTTGGCCGTGGACTCCACGAAAATCTCCGTGCCGGGGCTCAAAGGGACCGAGTTCGCAAACCCGGCGAAGTTCTTCTCGGCGTTCTTGTAAAACGCGGCCTCGGACAGATGGGCCAGCGTGGGCGTGTCGCCGCGCCCGGCCTCGCCCGATCCGCCAGCGGTGGCGACGGTATAGGATGATCCGTTGGAGAACTCGAACTGTTTGGCGTTGCTGGTGTCGGCCCGCAGGCGGGATGGGTTGTTGTCGTTGAAGGTGCGGACCATGGCGAACAAGGCATTGGTCGAGTCCTGAACGTGTGCCATCACCTTCGCGTTGCGGTGCTTGTGCAACTGGGTCTTGGCGTAGAACCGCGCGCCGACGTAAGATGAACTGCCCTGTTTCCGCCCTTTCAAAATCAGCGCCCGGATCAGCCCGTGCTCGGCCATCTGCGCCTCGACTTTCGAGTGGATCAGGGCCTGTGGCGCGTTGAACACCATGCGGATCAGCTGGCTGTCCTTGTTCACGACGTGAAGGCATTGGCCGGCGTAGGTCGGCAGGTCGCCCCGCCAGGTCTGCACCTGTTTGACAACCCGCTCCTGCTCACGGGAAATCCGCATGGGTGCGCGCTGCGGGCCGTTCACGTCTCGAAGTCCGTCAGGGCGTCCAGATCGTAGGGCACGTCGTCCGGCTGGTGGAAGGGCGTGGGTGTGATCGGGGGTGGGACTGCCCCGGGCGTCAAAAGGTTTAAACCACCCGGGGCAGCCTCGACTGCCCCAACATCTGCATCATCCACCACAAAATAGCCCACGTCAAGGGCGTCGAGCAACTCGTCGATACCCTGCTTGTCCGTCACCTCGACTTCCTTGGCGATAATCTTCGTGAACATCTTGGTGTAAAACGCGTCGGGGTTGTCCGCAGCCCAGTCCGCCAGACCCTGCGGCCCGCCAACAGCCTCGAAGGCGTACAGCACAGCACCCCGCGCGTACTTCCCCGCGTTCTCGTAGATCGCCCCCTGCATGACCACGGGCACGTCCGGGCGGCTGGCGCGGGCCAGCGAACCATCAGGGGTAAAGGCGGGGATACGTTGGGTTGTCATGGCGCCAAGCTAGATCGGGGTGGGCTGGCTGTCAACAAGGGGGAAGGGTGTCACCAGCCCGCGCGGGACCGAGGAGACGGGGCGCGGGCCGGGACCGAGCGGGCGGTGAGCGGGCTCGGTTCAAAACTAGCCCGTGAAGCTGGGCGCGTCAAGGGGTTGTGCGTGGCGGGGTACAGACCACAAGGGGGGGCTCATACTTCCACCTCAACCTGCGTCATCCCCATTGCGGCAAGCGTTGCCAGTCCATCATCACCTGCACACGCCGTCAGCTTGTCGGGCATGGCCAGCACAGGCTCAAGGCTGAACACCAGCGCCGCTTGTGCGCGATTGGCTGCTGCCATGCTGATTATGTTGTCGGTGTCCCACGTTGGGCGCTGTAGGGTCGTCTGCGCCGTTGTGACGAAGGCCGAACCCACGGGCAGACTTGCGGCGGCGTAGAGATTACCGTCTGCGTCTTGCCAGTTCAGCGCGCCATATGTTGCCGCATCGCCCGGACCATAGCCCAGCACCATCGCAAGGTCGTTGGCATCATCCCGCAGCGCATCAGGGCAAGCGATTGTCAGTCTCAAAGTGTCACCCCCGATTTTGCGGCAAGGTAGGTTTCTGTCGGTGCGATTTCAGCAGCGGATGCCAGCTTGCCGGGCATGATTAGGCCGTAGAGATTGCCATTGAAAAATATACTTGTTCCACTCCTCGCGCCAAGGTTAAGTGCATAATTGCCAAAGTTTCCTGTGCCAAGCGTTGTGGTCACAGTAGCAACGTCCACGCCGTTTTTCCGCGTCCTGTTAAGTGGTCCGGCAATGTCCAGAAGCCCTGTTAAGACGGCGGTTTGTGGCGCAGTCAGCGCGTTTGCTGTTGCATTAGCGCTGGTCGTTGTGCCTCTTCCAACAAAGCTAAATGAATTTGCCGCAGAGGCTGTTGGAGTCGCTAAGGCAAACGCCCCGTTATTGGCATCGGCAGCGGCGCTGGTTTCAAAAAGCAGTCCAGTTGCCGCTTCGGACAACTTACGCAACCCAGCAAACACGGTCGCCTTGTCCGTGCCAGTGAAGTCAATCCCCCCGGTGGACATTGCATCATCTACGCCGTCAAACGCCAGCCATGCCAGACCGCTGCCCGTGGTGTAGGTTGGGCGCTTAGACGGTGTTGATTGAATTGCGTGGTGGGCTCTGCCCGACTTGTCCAGCATCAGCCCAACAGGTTGTCCTGCCGTTGTGACGGGCGTGGTGCCAGCCGAGTCCTGAAACAGCGTAGTCAGGTCGCTGGGATCATACCATGCGCCCTCTGTGCCGCCTGCGAACAGGGACGCAGGGGAGAAGCCGCCGCCGCCGCCGCCGCCGAACCCGGACCCGAGACCCCCCATCCCGAAAGGGCTGATCACGGAATATGGTCCACATAGACGAGGCTGCCGTTCCGCGTGGCGCGGGCCCAGACGCGGTTGGCGCCCGCCAGACTCACGAGGTCCGTCAACAGCCGCCGCAACTCACCCTCGGATGTCCCGGTCGCTGCGGTGTACCGCGTGCCCTGCGCGTTGGCAGCCGGGGGCGTCGTGCCGTTGGTGTAGCGGATGAACACCGCTCCCGACAACACCTGGAAAGTGATCTGCGTCACGTTCGCGTTGGTCAACTGCACCCACGCATCGGGGCCGACGACGAGAGAAACCTGGTTTTGTGCCATTCAATATGCCCTCCTGCGCGCATTGTTCCGACCGGACCGCTTCGCCTTGGGTTTGTCTGCCCTGGCCTCCCGGTCGGCCTTGGCCGCTGCCAGCGCAGCCCGCGTCTTTGGCATGAACGGCCGCTCGATCCCCACACGCTCCATGCGCCGCCCCTCGGTGGACGCCTCGACCTGCGGCATACGCTCGCGCACACGTGCAACCGCAGCGGCCCCGGCGGCGGCTCCAGCCGCACCCCGCGCAGCGCCCTTGGCACCGGCAGATGGCGGACGTGGAGAGGAGGCAGGGGCAGAAGGGGAGGCACGCCTGGTGGAGGAACTCTTGTCCGCGGCCGTGTTCGTGGAATAGGACTTGCCCTGCCACATGAACGTCTTGCCGGGGCCTTTGGCCTTCCGGGCGGCAGCGAAGGCCTTGCTGAACGAGGCCATTACTTCCGCCTCGTCTTGGGGATCGACTTGGTGGAAGCCATCGGCTTGGTGCGGGGCATGGGCTTCGACTTCGCAAGCGGCTTGGTGCGGGGCATGGGCTTGTTCATCTTCACGGCAGAACCTCCGTTGGGGGCGGGTCACGTTGGGGGAACGCTACGCGAGGTGGAGGCGATCTGTCAAGGGGGTCCCGGTGCGTGAAAAACGTAGTAAGCCGGAAGGCGTGAACAACGAAGTGGATAAACGCAGGAGACAACGAAGTGAGCCGGAAGGCGTGAACAACGAAGTGGATAAACGCAGTGAATAATAGGAAGCTGAAAAATTGGGGCGCGCGGTTTCTCGGCGCCATAGCGAACAGTGGAACCCACGACCACGAACCACCCCCGGGCCCGAGAACGAAACGAGAACGTGGCAGAAATGTCACACCTGTTGCCTATCGGTCACAGTGCGGCCCATATGTCACAGCGTCGCACGCGTCACGCGCTACCACGAACATTCAATAAGATCAAGCCTCGATTTTGAAAACAGTTTGTTTCCCAGGTGCGGTGCAATCACGCTATCTTATTATTGCGCTGTCAGGCGTATCATGCTATCTTATTATTGAAGCCGGGCGATGGTGCTAGGCAGATAGGGAGTTTTGACAATGGTACATCTCGACGACTACGCGCGCTGGGCATACGACCTGGGCCTTGCACACGGCGCCGACGCACGCTGTGAGCCGCCTGTGGCTGGTCAATGCGATCCGGCCTATGCCTTGGGGTTCAAGGCCGGTCGCGGCGCCCAGGTGGCGTTGTGAGGGCGCCCAGAGCCGACGAGGTGGCGCTGTGAGCGGCGCTGTGATGACATCGGATACATGCTGCACGCGGGCCGGGTGGATTGAGTATCTGGCGTGCTGGGGTGCCTTGGAGCTGCACGTCTCGGTGGCGCCGGGCGCCGATCTGGACGGCGAGGTTAGGGCGTTCTGCCACGATACACAGGAGATGGTTACCCTCAATGGCTGGATGGTCGAGTGGACGCTGGTCGAGCGTGCGACGTCATGAGGGTCGGGAAACAATAACAAGATGTTAAGGCACGGTGTTTTAAAAGCGCCGTGTCTCTTGGGCGTTTTGCTGCAAAGTGGCCGAGTAACCCGCAGCCAAGCGCCGAAAACTTTTAATAACTTAACGCCTAACTTATTTACAACCTAAGCGTGTATAAACCCCACTATATTTGTGGTCCTTCCCGTAAGTAGTAATATAAATAAATAAGAGTAAGTATTACTATTTAATTTTAGTACTTTCTACTCCATTATTAGGTTTGCCCCCTAAATTTCAGAAAATGCGAGTCCACCGGCCAGAAAACAACCTAAACGTGCATCGGTTCACGTTCCGTTCACGTTTTACCGCCATAATAACTTAACCGTTCAAACCCCAGGAGAAACCACGATGAAAGTTATCTACGTTAACGGGATGCGTTTCACAGACTTTGAAACAAAGCTGCACACGTTTGCGAAACGCGCGCCGGAATATTCCATCAAGCTGTATGACCCCGACAACCCATTCAGTCGTGTTCTGCACACGACGGTACGCGTTCCCGCCCAACCCGACACCTTCGAGGCTGGGTTCCGCCACGTCGCCCAGTCC